TGGTTCGATGGAGACAATGTAAGGTTTAGATATGGGACACCCGAAAAGATAGGGGGTTGGTCTCAATTAGGGGAAGATAAACTTACAGGAGCCGGTAGAGCACTTCATCATTGGGACAATGGTGCTGGTGTTACCTACGCTGCGATAGGAACCAATAAAATTTTATATGTTTATTCAGGGGGAGCATACTACGATATTCACCCTATTAGAGCCACTTTAACCGGTGCTGATTTTACCAGTACCGCTTCATCTGCCACTGTTACTGTTACAACAACCACTGCTCATGGTTTAGTAGAAAGTGATGTTGTTTTATTTGGTGTGGTAACAGGATTATCCGGATCAACATTTACTAACGCCAGCTTTCAAGATCAGAAATTTATGGTGATCACTATTCCATCAGCCACCACCTTTACTATTACAATGACGACTACAGAAGTAGGGACGCCTATAACTAATGCCGGATCTGGAGCTGTTAGTTTATATTACACTGTCGGTCCTTCTCAACAATTAGGTGGATATGGTTTTGGTGCAGGATTATGGGGCGGTACTGCTGCAGGACCCGCAACAACTACTTTAGCGAGCGGTCTTGCAGACGATGCTGCAGTTACAACTATCGTTCTAACAGATTCGTCTGCCTTTCCATCGTCAGGTGAAATAAGAGTTGGAACAGAAGATATTAGTTATGGTGCTAACGATACATCAACAAACACATTAACTGGAGGAGCCCGTGCGGTCAACTACACCACAAGAGCAGCTCATTTGTCCGGAGCAGCAGTTACGAATATTACAGACTATGTAGATTGGGGAGGATCTTCTTCTTCAGACATTACAATTGCTCCAGGATTATGGGTATTAGATAACTATGCAACAAAATTAATAGCACTTATTTATAATGGAAAATGTTTTGAATGGGACTCGGCTCCATCCAATGCAACTTCTATTCGAGCAACAGTATTACCCAATGCACCTACTGCATCCCGTCATGTGTTAGTATCAACACCTGACAGACACTTAGTATTTTTTGGAACAGAAACAACTGTTGGAGATACCGATACTCAAGATGATATGTTTATTCGTTTCTCCGATCAGGAAAGTATTGATCAATCAGAATCTTATACAGTAACCGCTACCAATACAGCAGGCACTCAAAGACTTGCCGATGGCTCTAAAATTATGGGGGCTATCAGAGGTAGGGATGCCATATATGTTTGGACCGATACAGCATTATTTCTTATGCAATTTGTTGGTGCTCCATTTACCTTCTCATTTCAACAAGTAGGAACTAACTGTGGATTGCTTGGTAAAAATGCTAATATAGAGGTTGATGGTACTGCCTATTGGATGTCTGAAAATGGATTCTTTGCATACGATGGTCAGTTAAGATCAATGCCATGTTTGGTAGAAGATTATGTATATGAAGATATTAATATTACTGCAAGAGACATTGTTAACTGTGGTTTAAACAATCTCTTTGGAGAAATAAGCTGGTTTTATTGTACGTCTGGCTCGGATGTAGCCGATAGGGTAGTTACTTATAACTATCTAGACTCAACATCAAAAAGACCTATATGGACTACAGGTACTTTACCCCGAGCAGCATGGCGAGATTCATCTGTATTTAGTAAACCTCATGCAACATACTTTAACCCGGACGATAATGCTTCCTTCGATGTTACTGGTAATACTGACGGAACTACTGTATACTTTGAACAGGAAACAGGGACCGATCAAGTAACTACAGGGGGAATAATTACCGCTGTAATAGGATCGATTACTTCGGGTGATTTCGATATCACACAAAGGAGAAGTTCTCAAACAGGTCAGACCGTAGGAATGCCTGATCTAAGAGGAGATGGCGAATTTATAATGAGAATTAGTAGATTTATACCAGATTTTATTTCACAAACAGGCAATACTGCTGTTAAATTTAAAACAAAAATTTATCCAAACAGCTCTCAAGTAACCAATACTTTTAGTTGTGATAGTACTACAACTCAAAAAAACGTTAGAATAAGAGCTAGACAAATTGCTTTAGAGGTTGCTAACACAGCTGCAGCAGAAGATTGGAAATTAGGTACGTTTAGATTAGATGTACATCCAGGAGGAAGAAGATAATGGCTAATACTAGTGGTTTACTTGCTGCCTACACTCAAGCCCTAGCAGACAGGCAGAGACGTTTAGAAAATCCAAATAAAATAACAAGTTTTTTTAATGAACTTACTGGTGGTGGTCAACGTCCTGTTGAGGATATGAAGAGAGATGCTATCGCATATTACCTGTCTAAAAATGCTCCACCATATGAAATTGATGCAGGTGATGAAACGTCTATAGGAAACTATTCAGTTGAAGATCCTCGAGACACAAGAAAGACGGCGGGAATTCCATTAGGCATTGGTGCGGTGATTGGAAGAATGCTACCAAATTCTTATTATAAGATGACTCCTGCTGAACAAATTTTTGTTCAATCACAAAAGGGATACAAGGGCGACACTGTGTTTGGAAAGAATTTAGGTGGTCAAGATGTATGGGGAACAAATATAACATCAGGATGGGGTAATTATCCAGAAAAAATTGCCAAAGATGTGCATAAGTTAAATGCTCATGTTAGAAATTCACAAGCAAGATATATTGATCAATGGGGAAGCTTGGATTCCATAAATCAATATGGAAAAACCTGGGCACAAATGAACGAAATGAATCTGGCAAAACTCCAGAATAGAACATCACAACTTGAAGAATTAAACAAAATTAAAGAAGAAATTGGTGACCCTGGATTTCTAAGAGAGGAACAAATTAAAAAAGAACAAGACGCAGCTGATATTGCTTTTGGAAATGAAAAGTTAGGAATAAAAGGATCTGGAGACCATGATGAATATTCAGGAATAGGTGAAGTAGATTATAAAGTTCCAACATCTATATATAAATATGAGGGTAGCGACGAAGAAGATGAAGCTAACGCATTAGCGGATTACCAGAATCAGCAAAAAGAAAAAATTATCAAAGCGAATCTTATCCAAGATACAGATGATGCGGGGATGGGTGTAGATGGAAGTACCCTTCGTATAAACAGCATGCTAAAGGAGGCGATGGAAGGTACAGATGACACGATTGACCTTGTGAACAAAACACTTCAAAAGGTCGATGATCGTCACACATCAGAGGAATTTGAGGATATGCATGGTGGTGGTAGTGGAGGATATACAGGTGCAGGAACTTCAGGCAGCTATGCTGCTGGACCTATGAGTGGTGGGTATGGCCCATGGTCAAAAGCAGACGGCGGAAGAGTAGGACTTAAAGATGGAGGAACATGGAGTCCTGGAGTAGGAAGAACGGCCGAAGGTTATATCGACCGACCAACTGAGATCGAGACTGACACTACTGAAACTGTAGATATAGAACCTTCTTTGGTATACGGACAGGATACTAGATTTGATGTTAAAGATTTTGAGGGTCAGGGGTTTGGTGTACCTTTTGATTTAAACCCTACAACTCTGGCTAGAATAAAGGGAAATATTTATCCAACCGAAGAAGACCTAATTAATATTGACGGCAGTTTAGGTGTTGGTAATGATAAATATAATTTGACTACCGATTTTACTGACGAAGGAGTTATTGGTACAAATGTAAATTTGAATAATTTCTATGCAAACATAGACCCATATAAAAATGTAAGTGATCTAGGATATGCCAATAACATAGGTGATTGGAACTACGACATTAATTACCAACCAGAGAATAAGAATCTTATGCTTCAAATAGCCAAAGATTTCAGAAAAGGTGGAAGGGTCTATTTAAATTTAGGGGGACTGGCAAGTATTTTATAATGGCAAAGATAGTACAATCATTAACAAGGGCAACTAAAGAGTACGAAGAAAAAACATTCCAATCTTTAGTAAGGGATCTGGACTCAGTGATAGCAAAATTAAATACATCCTTTCAACAAGAAATGAAACAAGAGATAGAAGCTAAAAGTTTCTTTTTAGAATAATGGCAGTAGTAAATCAGTATAAAATGTATGGAGTAACCAGCACATCAGCCGAAGGTCCTATTAAATTCTTTGGAACTACTTTGGTACCCCCGGTAACTGGAGTGGCTACTCAAAACCCTTTGATTAATGAGACCTATATTGTTAAATCATTACATGTAACAAATAAGTCAGCATCTAATACTCCAACCATTACGATTACCAACAATGG